TTCATGAACTCTTTCATCATCTAATAAATGCGTAATCATTCCAGATTGAGAATGAGAAACTAAAGTTATAGAGTAATGGGGAAACATTCTTAAAGCATCTTCAAATATTTTTTTAGAACGTTGGAATCTTTCAGTTGATTTATATCTTCCAATACCCATTTTAAAATTATTACTCCAATCTCTCAGTGTTCCTTCTGTTCCTCTAAAAACTATTACAAGTTGTTTTATTTTATCATTTTTAAAAACTTGAACTTCATTATCAGATATTGAGTCAACTAATTGAAAATCTCCTATCTCATCATGAACAGGTTTATAACTATTTGATATAAACTTTTGAAAATCTTGAACAGATAATGACCCGCCTTGTTCATTTGGGTATTCAATAACTAAAATTACACCGTTTTTTAATTTTTTTGATGAATAATTAGAATTTTTATTTGGTCTAAATTGTCTAAAACGATAATATTTAGGCGTTTCATCTATTTTTTTATATTTAAAATGTTTAACAATATAATTTATTGCTTTTTCTTTTGTAAAATATTTTTTAGGAATTAAAACAGATTGAACTTTTGAATGTCCTGAGCCAATATCAAACCAATCTGTATTATTTTCTTTTTCTTTGGTAGGTTCAATTATTTTTGTAGGTTCAAAATATTTTAAACCAAAATTTAAATGAAAATCATCTAAATTTTCAATTTTCTTTTTTTCTTCTTTTACTTTTGGTGGTGTCTTCTTTTTTATTTTTTTTTCTAAATTATATAATATCATTTCTTTTAATTCTTCTATTGTAAATTTATTCATTATAATATATAATTATATATTTTTTATTTATTATCTATTTTAACATAATTATTACTTATGGTACTGCTACTAGTTCCCATATTAGTGGCTGTATCTTTTAAAATTTCTAATGGTTTTTTAAATTTATCTGTTAAATAAATATTTCTTAACATACTAACGCCAATTTTTTTATCAAATATTCTATTTAAAATACGTGTAATACTATTAACTTGTTTTAATTCTTCTCCATCATAATCTACAAGTAAATAAAAATTTTTGTCTTTTCTTAAAGGATGTAATTTTAAATATTGTATTAAAATATTTTGTAATGAATCATTAACATTAATTTCTTGGAGTTGATACGTGCCTTTAGTTTTATAATTATAAAATAAAAATTTACTATTTAATGGTAAATAATAATTATAATTTTTGTAATCTTCTGATAAATCTTTAGATGATTTTATTACACGCATAAGTTGATAATCTTTATTTCTACGGGGTTCATTTAAAACATATAAACTTAATACAATATAATCTAAAATGTCATCCCATTCTTTTTGATTAACTTTTTTTAGTTTTAGTAATGGTATAACTTTTTCTGAATATTCATCAAATATTTCTTTTACTTTATCTTGACTTATCCAATTTTCTTTTTGAACATCTGATTTAGTATTATTTATTTTTAAATCGTTGTTTAATTCCATCATCTTGTCATAATAAATTTTAAATTCTTTATCAAAACCTTTTAAACCTTTAATAGTTGATACAATACTAATTAAATATGTTCTTTGTGAATTTGGTTTAAGATGATTAATTTTACTCATTATATTTTCAGTTTTCTTTAAAAAATTGTAATTTTTAATTTCATTACCGTCATTTAATCTTGATATATTTTTAGAATATATATCCTTGCTTGTTTGTGAAATTTCCCGCTTACTCATTATATATATATAATTAGATATTTATTTTATATAAAAATATATAATTTATATATTTTTTATATAATTATTCTGTAAAATATACACTTAATGAATCTAAGTTTTTAAATTTCATCTTTAAATAAGTTCGCATAATTGTATTATGAAATTGGGCTGATGTAATACAACCATTTTTAAATAACATAATTCTTAAAATTACCCACCTACCACACGTAGTTATTTTATCATCCCATTTCTGATAATCATATTTATTATTTGTATGTTTAACTTTTGATAACAAATTATGTAAATAATCAATTTCTTCACCATATTCTATACGCTTTTTATTTGAAATAAATTTTAGTTCATCTTCTTCTTCTAATCCATATGAGTCAAAAAATTCAAATGTATTTTTATATCTCATTAGACAAGTCCAATGACCAATATTTACATTATTTTTTATTTCATCTGTAAAAAATATAACTACGTAATCTTTTGTTTTGGGTAATAGTTGATATATTGATGAATAATTTTTTAATTCTTGAAATTTTATTATTCGTAAATCTTGCCCTAATATACTTTTTAAATCATCGCTATTTATCATATAATCCATTATATATATTAATAAAAGAAATTAAAAAATAAATACCCAAAATATGCATTACGGATTTTTCTGGAATCCATTATATATATATTTTAATACCCAAGAAATCCCGTGAGATTCCATATGATTATAATAAGGAGTGTCTTAAGGCTTTCATTTTTTTTTATTATAAGAAAAATATATATGGAATAAAATATATTGTTTAATTCTATATTAAGTTTAATAAGAAAAAAAATATCTAAATTATATTATATATATAAAAATGTTTATTAATGATTTAAAACTGGGACAAAAATATGAAAAAAAATTATTAGAGCTATTAACATACGATTCATTTAATCATCAATGTGGTTACTGTAAGGAATATGATTTCACAATTACTAAAGATGGTATTACAACTAAATATGAAGTAAAATCAGACAGAAGAGCAATAAACACCCGTAATATTGCTATTGAGTATATGTGTAATGATAAACCTTCTGGTATTACATCAACAGAAGCTGAAATTTACGCGTATTTTATAATAAAACCTGATGATTTATTTGATTTATATTTAATACCTGTTGAAGATTTAAGACAGATGATTAAAAATAAAAAATATAATAGACAAGTAAATGGAGGTGATGGATGGCGTAGTAAAATGTATTTAATTTCATTAAATGAATTACAAAAATATTTATATAAACAATAATTTTTAAAAAATATATTCTTATTATAATAATGTATAAAATAATAAGAATAATTAAATCACCTTTACCTAATAAAAGATTACGAGTATATTTACAAGATGGTAGTCATTATGATTTTGGCTTAAAAAATTTTGATGGTTCATATGGTTCAACATATATAGACCATGAAAACATAAAAAAACGTCATGCGTATTGGATGAGACACTATGAAAATAAATATGAACATTTTTTAATTAAAAATTTTATAGTAAGTCCAGCGTTATTTAGTGCATATATTTTATGGGGTCCTTATCCAAATATACAAAAAAATGTAGAATGGTTAAATCATCGCTTAATATAAATTATTTTGTGATACGTATTTACTTGCTTCAGCTAAATTTAAACCTTTTTTTTTCATTACTTCCGCAACAATTGCACCCCTTGCCGTATTACCTTTTTTAGTTCCAATTAATTTTTTTATTTTTCCACCAGAACTTTTTACGTCTGTTTTTGGTTTTCTACCTTTTTTTTTAGGTACTTTTAATTCATTAAAAATATCTTCTAATTCTTTTAATGGTTCATTTTGTATAATTTTTTTAGGTCTGCCTCTAGGTTTATTTTCTTTAATAACTGGTTCTTTTTTGGGTCTGCCTCTTGGTTTTTTCTCTTTTGGTTCTTTTATTACTTTTGGTCTGCCTCTTGGTTTCTTTATTTTAGGTTGTATAATTTCTGGTTCTGGTTCTGGTTTTGGTTCTGGATGTTCAAATATTACCTCTTCATAACCATCGTCATCATTTTCTGGGTGTTCTTCATCGTATTTCTTTATTTTTGCTTGTCTTTGTGCTTCTTTTTCTAGTCTTTTATTATAGTCTTCTATTGCTTCAGCGCTTTTAGATTCGCTTATATGCCCTGTAATATGTTTAATTATGTCTGTTTTTGACATTTTTTTAAAATCTAAATCAGGATACATAGCCTTTAATACTTCTTGTAATTCTCTTTTTTTACCATTTAAACCACCTTCTGTTTTTATTGCTCCATAACTTTGATTAGGGTTAATATTATAACTTGCTAAAGCATCTAAATAATGTAATGTGTCTAAATCTTTTTTAGACATTGTAGAACCTAGATGTTTATAAACTTCGTTTCTTAAATCATTTTTAGTATGACGTCTATTTAATTTAAAATCTGGTTCAATTTTTTTTAATATATGATAAAATTCTTCTTTAGTACCTGTTAATAAACCGCCATAAACTCTATGATTTCCGCCATGTAGTGCCCCCATAATTGCTTTTTTTAATAATTCTTTTCCAACTGGTACAACAACATCATGAAATGTATGTTTACCAACATTATATAAAGTGGTTCCTAATGCTTTCCCAGCTGGTTTAATATATGAATCATAAACACCGCCCCCTATTTCTCCCTCATCATCACTTGAAAAATCATCTTCAGAACTTTCGCTCATTAAATCCCCACCTTCACTATAATCATCATATCCGCCTTCTAATGGCATATTTTCACCTAATAAAGCACCGCCGTTTAATGTTGGTCTATAAACTATACCACTATATAACGGGTCTGGATGTAATGTATTACCATTAATACTACCATATGCTAAAGGGTGTTTCATCATCATAGGAGAGCCACCTCCTCTTAAAAAAGTATATAATCTGTGTTCACTTCCATCACCTAAATTATAAGGTTGTTTTCTAGATGATACAAAACTATTCATCTCCATTCTAGGACGTGATTTAATAAAACTGTTTCTAATAGAATTTAATTCATTTATAATTTTTTGATTAGATAACATTGACATCTTTTTATATATATATATTATACATATAAAAAAAATAATTAAAAAATATTTTTAAATTAATTTTATAATAAATTTATCTTAGTAATTTATGTAATTTTGATTTTGTTATACATACTTTTCTTCTTTGTTTTCCTCCTTCTTCATCATCCCCCATACCCATCATTTCCATGCCTTTTTTCATCATATGATGAGGGCTCATATTTCTAAAAAATTTTGAAACACCTGCAAAACCATGGTGTAATTTACCGCCAACAGTACGCTTATATAATTCTTCATCAATAACTGAGTGTTTTTCTTGTTGTTTTGCATCGAGTACCATCTGCCTATCCAGAACAGCGGTGAAAATGGATGAGGAACCAGTTTCAGTTACAAAATAGCCACTGTTGAGACACATTATAATACCTTCTGGTTGAATGCTAAATGGAAATTGATTTTCAAATGATGTAATTGTAATTTGTAAATTAAATTGACCAATACTAGAATTACTTAATAGAGGATTTAGACTTAAAAATTTTGAGGGATTGATAACAATCATACTACCAACAGTTGGAACAGTTACGGCTACACCGTTTTGGATAGCATTAGCACGCCCACCAAAAGCATAGAATGATTGATGAGAACCAGAATCAACACTCATATTATATACATTTTCAATTAAAGCACTAGCAAGGAGCCCAGACTGATTATTTAGGGTTATCGAAATTGAATTAATTTTTAAAAATGAATCAGTATATGCCCAAGTTTGTTGAGAAATTGGTACACGTAGAGCAAAAACTAATAAATTCGGTATCTGATTTAATTGAATATTTTGAAAAGTTACAGAACCAGAACCACCAGCAACAACAACAGGAGATGAAGACGCAGGGCTTATATAACGAGAATAATCAGAATAATTAGTAACAGAACGAGTAGAAACTTTAGAATATTGTAAATCTGAAAGTGTCAAGAAATTGAACATTAATTTAGAATTTGTAAACCCTAATCCGTTACTTGATGGATTTCCTAAAGTAATACTAGTAATATAAGATGATAAACCATTATTAGTACTATTTACGAAAGAATTACCATTTGCCCATACTCTTTTACAAGCGGTATCTACATTTAATGTCATAGCTATATTATTAATTCCTAATAAGCCAGCTTTATTAAAATCTTTGTTAGCAAAAGGTGATAATGCTAAAAATGGCTCGGTTAAGCCTTTAAATGTTATGTAAATTACCCAGGTATCACTAGAAGCGGTAGAAATAAGACTTGAATCAGTATAAACACCCGCGATATAATGATTTACGGTAATAGTAGCAGGATAAGCACCATTAGGGATTCGTGAGTTATCATAACTAGCTTCATTATAGGATGCCATAGGATTTGAATTGGTTAAAATTGCATCACTATATAAACCCCAAAATTCATTTACATAATCGGGAGAAGTTGAATTAATTTTATCAGAATTTTTACTATCTTCGAGTAATTTAATAAATGGTAGTACATCAATGGTATTTGTTGAACTAGTTGCGTTATTTATCGTAACTTGAGTAGTAGTAAAAAGTGATTGAAGCGGATAACTATTTAATGAATCAGTTAAACCGTATTGAAATGCTTGTTTAGTTGCTGGTACATTACCGCATTGAATAGTTAAATTTAAATCTGATTTTAGTAAAACTCTGGCATCTGAAACAATTGACTCTGATGGAATTTGAATATTGGCTGTTAAATTTGAATTTGATGCAGAATTAAATGGGAATTGTTGATAAGTACATTGAGTAGCTCCATCAAAAACCCCAAATGTCATATCATTAGTTAAATCATTGATTCTAGAATCGACTATATTAATAGCTTTAATTTCTTGAGACATAGTATATATAAATAATGTATATATTTTTTTTCTTGGAAATATTTAAATTATATATATTTTTTTAATTTAAATTTTTAAGATTACTAAACTTACTTTTTTTAAAAAATCCTATTTTAACAGAAAGTGATGAACCACTATTTAAATAAATGGGATTCATAAAACCAAATGTACTTCTATAATAAAATTTTAAATCTAAATTATATAGAGGATTTTGACCATCTAATTCAAATATTTTATATTGTGCAGTTGGATTATATACAATATTACGCGTATAAATTGAATCTTCAACTGAATATTCTAATAAAATTGATTGTGTTTGACTATTATTATTAGATGGTTCAATAACTCCATTATAATATAAAGCAGGTGAAAAGGTTTGACTTCTCATGATTGGTATTGTTTGGGTTGTAATTACTAATGATGTAATTTGTGACCATAAATTTATACTTTGTAATTCTTGAGTAAGTGTTAAAACATTATTATCAATGATTGAGGTAGTATTATTTATTAATAGTTGTTCATATGCTCGATTACTTAAATATACAGTTGATGAGGGTAGAAAACTAAATAAATGTAATAAAGCACCATTAAAATATATATTTATTGGTGGTGTTGCTACATCTTGATTATATAAAGTATTATCACAAGTAATATAAAATAATTGAGTAACAGGATTATATTTTATAAATGGATATTCATTATCTGGAAGGGTTGGAAATGCTATCTGCAATTGATTATAAGCAGATTCAAAAGCATTATTAACAAGACTACAAAAATAACTATATGAATATATTGAATAATAACCACTGTTATTATCTTGATATCCGTCTGGGTATTGATTGGGTGGGAGTGGCACCTGTGCGGTTTTATTTTGAGGGTTATAAATAACATTTTGATATATTTCAGTCCCATTATATTCTAAAACTAATGTATATATTGTTAAATTTAAATTACCTTGATTTGGAACTACAACAGCATCTAAAACAGGCGTATTTGTATTTTGAATATTAAATTGAACTATAGCCCCATAATATCTATCGGGATGATATAACCATGGAATAGTACGAGTTTCATTATATTCAGCAGGTGTTGATGTAATACTATAATTTGAATTAATATTATTAACTAAAACATCGACATAAAAAACATCGGGCGATTCTTCTAACATTTATATATATATATAATTATATATTATATTTTTATTTTTATTATTATATATTTTAAATGGGGGTGAAATATCTAGATTAGATAATTTTTATATATTTATTAGATATAAAGAGGTATAATATCTAAAATTAGATAAAAAATAGATAATAATTAGATAACTTAATGTAAATATTTATAAATATTTACCGTATAATATCAATAAGATATATAAAATTAGATATTTATTAGATATTTATTATTATTTATCTAATTATTTATCTAAATATATCCATAATTAGATAAATAACCGCCCCCTCCACCTAGTTAAAATTAATTTATATAATAAATTCATCGTATAAAGGTAAATATCCTAATAAAGTTTGTCTATATTGTGTATCAATTTCATTTAATTCATTGCGTCGATTTTGTAATTGATTATAAATAGTGTATTTATTAGATTTTAATTCATATATATATTTTAATAATGCATTTGCTTGTGTTTCTTCATATTTTTTTGTTTCAATAATACTCCACCCATTTAACTCACTATCTATTGATTTCTTCATTTCGCCATAAATTCTTTCTAATCTGTGAAGTTCATCATTAAATTCTTTATCATTATTAATACATATCCATACTAATTCTAATTGTAGTATTTCTTTTTTTAATTCTTGTATTTTTTTATCATATGACATATATATATAAACTTAGATATTTTTTTAATCATTTTTTTGGTGAATTTTCAGAATCACTAATACCGAACTCCATCTCTTTCATTTCTTCATCTACTTCCGCTTTTACATCTCGATGTACTTTAATTAATCCAAAACATAAATTAATCTCATCACATTTACTTTTTAAACAATAACGGATAACTAAACCAAATGAACCGCATACTAATGTCGAGATAGTTACAAAAAAAACCGCGTCATACGTTTGTATCCAATCCCCCATATAAAATATTATTATATATTATTTTATATAAAATTAAAATATTTCATTTATGTTTAAATGGTGTCAAGTTTTTGAAACCTCTTATTAATTGCTTTTGTTCTATTTTTTTCCTTAAATCATTTTTGTCTATTTCATTTACTAATAATGGGGTCTCTTCATTAACTCTTACAGTTGGGCGATAAACAGGGTAATCTTTATTTCCGATGTCTTTCCATCGCTCGTTTTTCCATCTCGATAATTTACGTTCTTCACCATCTTCAGTATATGTACCCCCTAGTTTTTTATATAATTTTTGAATATACATTGATTTATAGGCACTACTTTTTTTATATATTGAATCAGCATATCGTTTAACATATTCATATAATTCTTTATTATTTACAATAGGCATATATAAAATAGTATGATATATTATTTTATATATTTTTAAAAAGTCACGGGATTTCTTGGGTACTAAAATATATATATATAATGGATTCCATAAAAATCCGTTAAAAAAATAACCAAATAATGTATATTTTAGGTTCTTACGCCTCCACATTTTGATACTATTTTACATTTACCCACTTTAGGACATATTTTTATACCTGCCCCACCTATAACAAAAAATTTAAAAATCTTATCTTGTGTAAATTGACCACGTTTATTTTTATTTTCAAGTAAATATATAATAATTTTAATCATTTCTTCTACTGATTTTTTTTTTGATATTGTTCCTTTATATAAATAACTCAACATTAAATTTATTTCTGATTTGCTTTTAGTTTCTAATAAATCAATTAATTTTTTATATTTATTGTCATTTTCATTTGCTTTTATTTCTTCGTTTTTTAATGATTTTAATAACGAGCTTTCAGATTTCCAACTAACTAATAATGATAATAAATTATTTTGTATTATATTTTTATGTGTATGAAATTGATAATGAGTAGAATAATTAAATGTACCTGTACTATTTATTTTTTTTATATAATCATCTAATAATTTCTCACTTTTAACTACATACCCACGGATTACATTTTTTAAATATTCTGGTTCTCCTTTTGTAATATCAAACGCTAATTTTAATATTTCTTTTGTTGATTTAGTAGGATTAATAAACATTAATTCTAAAATAAATAAAGACCACAAACCACAAAAACCACCCCCTTCTTTACTTAATCCTTTTATACTTCCTTCTAATGTTTGAAACCCTAAAGGATTAGGACATATATCTACAGGTTTTGAAAATTTGGGCGTATATTGTTTTAAATATGGTTTCATTTTAACTTCAAACATTTCTTTTAATATTTTATTAAATGTATCATCATCGTGACCGCCTTGTTGATATTCTTTCCCATGCGGTTCAAATCTTTCTATTGTTTTATCATCTACACGATAAATTAACATATTCGCATGACCTATTCGACTTGTTCCAAACCTTAAACCAAGTGGTATACCAATAATTTTTTCACCTCTTTTAATACAATCTAATATATCATTTGATAATGTTTCAGCAGTATTAAAAAAATCTTTATTCATTGGACTTTTTAATGATGCATTTATTCGTATATCAGTTAAATTACTTTCAATAATTGCACATTTTCGCTCATACTCTAATAATAAAGCAATATATAAAACACCTTGAATAAATGTATCGCCGTTATATGCGGACGCTCCTTTATTTCTTCCTATACTTTCAAATTTCATTATTTTTTTTCTTAAATCATAAACAACAGGCTCTATATTTTTGGGGGCTGGTTCTGGCATTGGTAAAACTGCTGGTTCTGGTTCACTATCGCTTCCACTTGGTTCTTTTATTATTTCATCAATGATTTTTTTTATTTCGGGTGAAAGTTTTTTTAATTCTTCTCTAATATCTTCATGAATTAAAAAACATCTCATAACGGTATAATGATTTATTTGACTTTTATTTGACAATCCATTTTTAAAACCTGTAAAATAGTTATAGAATAAAGGGAATTTTCTGACTATATAAAGAGAACATAACATTAATTTTATTTTATTTTCATCATATGTATATTTATAGTTAATATAATTTACTAATAATTTATAAATAAATTCAACAAATTCTATATAATTAAAATTTTTTGTATATTTATTATTATTAAAAAACCCATCAATTCTTTCATAAACATCTGCACGTATATTTATTTTTTTAAAAAAATCTATCATTTCATTTATTGTATATTGTTCATTAACTAATTCAAATAATTTATTATATGCTTGTACTTGGAATTTATCAAGTTCTTTTTCTTCTCCTGCTGTACGGTTAAATGTAATATCTGATAAAAAATATTTTTCTTTTTTTAATTTTGGTTCTGGTTCTGGTTCGGGTGCTGGTATTGGTGGTTGTACGTGTTTTTTTGGTGCTGGTTTTTGTCTTGTACTTTTAGTATATATTTCAACAGTTCCATTATTTGTAATTTCTGGATGTAATATATGTTTATCATTTTCTAATATTAAACTTAATTTCTTTTGGCGTGATGTAAGATTATTTATTTTAGTTAATGTAGGGGCGATTAATAACTTACCCGTTTTAGGACTTTTATAAACTTGGTCAACTGGAACTTTTACTGTTATTGTATGAAAATTTATTTTATTTTTATCAGTGTTTATTGTTCCTTTATTTTCTATTACTGGATGTAAAATATGTTCATCACTTTTAAATATTATACTTGGTAATCCTAACCGTTTTGTAACTCTATACGTTTTAGTTAATGTTGGGGCAATTAATAACTTACCCGTTTTAGGACTTTTATAAACTTGGTCTTCAGGGACTTTAAAAGTTATTGTATGATATAATATTTTATTCATATATATATTTATATATTAATAGTATATTATATTTTTTTTTATTGAAATGTAATTTTTTTTATTCCATATATATTTTTTTAAGAATAAAAAAAAATGAAAGTAATAAGACATTCCTTATTATAATCATATGGAAACTCACGGGATTTCTTGGGTATTTAAAATGTTATATATAATGGATTCCAGAAAAATCCGTAATGCATATTTTGGGTTTATTTTTTAGTTTCTCTTAATGGTACAAAATAATCATTATATTTTAATATTTCGGGTTCTTGTACTAAATTAAATTTATCTTTTATTTGATTCTTTTGTTTTTTGTAATAAATAATTTCTTCTATATCATGCATTCTAGAAAATGTATATTTTTTATTTCCTTCAATTTTTTGACCATTGTAACTAATTTTAAAAGTTAATTTATAATTTTTAAGTATTGTATTAATATATTTTTCTTTAACTGATGTATATTTAAAACCTTTTTTCCCTGTATGAAATACAATTTGGTTTTCTGGTTTAAAAATATTTAAGTTTTGTAATTTTTTAGTAAATTCTGCATATGAAAATTCAGTATTAGAATAAACATTTTTAATTCCTACATTTTGAAAAAATTCTTTTATTAAAAAAACTTGTTTCTTTTTGTTTTCTGTAAAATTATCATCAACCTCTTTAATATTATCTTCATCAATTAAATAACTAAAATTTTTAATAGATGACGGACAATTATAATATTTTTCTATTAATTCTTGTGTTAATGGGTCATTATTTTCAAAGTTTAAACCAATTTGTTTTTCTAATACACTTTTATTAATTTTAAAATGTTCCTCATTTGTTTCTTCTTGTTTATTTTGTTTTATTAATAATTTTTCTAGTTCCATATTTCCAATAACTTCAGTCATTATAAGTTTATTTTTTTTACTTACTAATAGGCGTTTAAATGCTTTTCTTTCCTCTTCTTGTTCTTGAATATGTATATGATTATCAAAAAGTATCATACCTTTTTTATATTTTAGATTTTCAAAAATAGCAAGCCCATCAAACTCAAAATATTCAGAATGTTCTATTTTATACCCTTTATCTGATGCTATTTTATATAAGTATTCTAAAAATAAGGGTTCAAGTTTATTTAATTTTTCAACATCATTGAAAATTGTATTGATATCAAATAAATCTAAATCCATTTTACTTTTACCATCTTTATAAATAACTTTTAATTTTCGTGTTTCTGTTAATGATTGTTTAACTTCATTAAAAGTAAAAAAACATTTTAAACTACCTTTTATACCATCATTAAAAACAGTTATTTTATTTTCTATTGGGTTTCTTATTCTTGCTAACATTTGTAAAAAATCTCTTTGACAACAAGACCCGCAACTAATAACACTGAAAATTTTATGAAAATGGTTTTTAATATCAAAACTTACACCCGCTGTAATTGTTGGTGAATAAATAATAACATCTTTTTTTTTCCATTCTTCATTAACATTTTTTAAATCTAATCTATTACTATTATCAGAACCAGTATAAATACCAACATTTAAATCGGGGAATTTTTGTTTAATCCATTTATAATAATGTTCCGCTTTTATACTTGTCATGCTTGCTATTGCTATTTTTTTACTAAGTGTTAGTAAATCAAATATTTCATCTTCAAATTCATTCTGTTCAGTAGTAAAATATAATGTTTTATCATTTCTTTTATTTAAATTCTCAATATTTAAACAATTACCAAAATGATTTAAAAACTGAAAACTTCTATTACCTAAATCACCATCTAGACTAATAATATTATCACATTTTTTTAATAACTGTTCTAAATATTCAAAAGTTCGCCGAGATTTTCCTGAGAATGTAGATTCACTATTAAATTGATTTAATAAACTTTCTACTTCATCTAACATTATTAAATCATATTTATGAATAATTTTATAATATTCGCCAGTTGCTTCATCTTCTTCTTCATCTTCTATATCTTCTAATTTTAATAAACTTTCTAACTGAATAATTAACCTTTCTGAATCTAATTTACCATTTCTATAATCTATAAATCCTAAATCTTTAAAATTTTTCATAATATCATCTGATAATGTTTTTCTAAATGATAACCATAATATTTTTTTAGGTTGGTATTTTTCAATAACTCTATGAATTAATTGGGTTTTTGATGAACCATAAGGAGACTTAATATTTATAGATTTATATTTATTATTAATAAGTAAGTCATCAAAATATTGAACTAAATCATCATCAATTTCTAATTTTTTATTTTCTAATTCAGTTGTTAAATATTTTTTATCAATCTTAATTAATCCAAGTTTTTCATTTTGTTTTTCTTCTTCTTGTTTCTTTTTATTTTCATAAATAGTACTATAATATTTAATATTACATTCTTTGACCCAATACCATAATGACTTCATAGTATAAGTATTTTTTTTAAAACTTGCCCATTTTGCTTCGCATACACCGTCTTCAAATTTTTTACCTTTTTTAGAAATTTCAATATATTTTTCTACAGTTGAACCAATTTGAAATAAAAATTTACCTAAATGAATCCAATTTAAATAACCATCAACAGGATTTTCAAACCATTCAACAGTTAAACCATTTAATAATAAATCTAAATCTTCAATATTTGAAGGTGTTGATGTTTCTGATGTTGGTGTAATGTTTGCTTTTGTTTTCGTTACTTTTTCTTTTTTTGGTTTTTCTTGTGTTTCAATATTTAAAAATTTAGTGATATTTTTTGAATTAGTTTTATCAATGTAATGTAAAACAAAATCCTTAATTTTACCATTTATAATTTTATGTGGGTATTTCTTTTTACCATCTGATAATCCTGATTGATTTGGTAATCTAAACCATAAATTACCATATGGTAAGGGGTCAATTTCAATATTATATTTTTTAAATTCATTAATAAAAAATTTTAGATTGTTAACGTGTGAATAATATCTGGGGATTGTAATATGAAATGATTCTAATTTAACGCCTTCTTTATCAAATTTTTTATCATTGAAGGTATATTTAATTTCTTTTCTTTTAAGTTCTAACCCTAAATTTTTAAAAATGTCTAATATAGCATCTAGTATATTATCAATTTTATAATTAGGTTGTTCAATATCAAAAAATATTTTAACTATTGAATCAGGTGTATTATCAGTTTTGTTATTATTTGAAATTCTTTCATTATATCCTTTATCTTCTTCAAGTAATTTACAAATTTCTTCAATAGTTCCTGATATTTTAAGTGACTCCCACGTATTTTTCCATGCAGTTTTATAATTTTCAATCTTGTATATTTGAAATTCCATATTATATATAATATATAATAAGATTTTATTTTTAAATACTTTTTTTTAATTAAAAAAATAATCTATATATTTTTTTAAATAATTAAAATTTCTATATGTTTTTTATTTAGATAATTATTCATCTAAAAGTATTATAGCCATCGCTGAGTAATTATGTAAATCTATTAATGTATCTCTAATTCCTTCATCATTAATTAAATTTACGCCGTTTTTTGTTATATTCATTGAACGTTTTAATTTATCTTCAATTCTCATTAATACGCCGATTACTCCATATTCAGAGAAAGCATCACCATAATCAATATTTTTTTTTTTAAATAATTCAAATCCTTCATCTTGTACATTTTTCATTTGTTCAAGTCTTTTTTTGTGTAAATTTAATGTATCTACAATTTTAACTAATTCCATTATTATATATAATATATAATATAAAATAATTTTTTAAATAAAAATAATTTTATATATTTTTAAAAATATAAATTATGTAATGTTGGGTGTAGTTCTTCTTCTTTCACTTCTACAATTTCAATAGGTTCTATAATATTTTGTCTTCCTTCTCTTATTTTCTTTTGTTCTACCTTCTTTTTCATCATTTCTTTATATCTTTCTGGCTGTTCTTCTTTAATTTTATTATAATATGTTTTATTATTTTTTTTAGCATTTTCAGGATGTTGTTTTATCCATTTTTTAGAACATTCATTCGTTCTTTGTTTTATCTTTAAGTATTTTTCATATCCTTTCTTTATTTCTTCTATGGTAAGT